AGTCTTGGAACAAGTAATCATCATAAGGTACAAACATAAGCTCTGCCTGTGCATAGATAGCCTTCTTCCACTTGGCTACACCTGTGCTTGGTACTGTGTTGGTCACAGTGTTCAAGGAGACAGTGGTGGTGGAGTTCATAAACTTCCACTCGTCACTCTTGATCTGTATATTTATGTTTGATCTCTTGACAAAGTTAAGCATGTCCACTTGTACGTCTTTGAGGGATGCTACAGTGTCAACGTCACCCTGAAGACCACATAGGGTATTCGTAAGTTTGATTATGTCGAGTAAGGTCATTAAAGTTCTCCGAAGTGTGTATACAAGAAAACCCCTGCAAACGATTGTCCACAGGGGTTCACAGTTCAAGTTAAACTCTAACGATTAGGCCAGAGCAGATTTAGTACACAGCAAGAGAGCAATTGCCTCAGGCATAATGACCTTCCGACCATACAGCAAGAGAGTACGCCAACGCTCACCAAACTGATCCTGATTAGGAATCGTTTCAGTCTTATTGATCTGAGATGCGAAGGTTACAGCGTCCTTAACACCAGCGATAACACTGAAGGTTTCTACATCGGTTGCACCTACGCCGATTCCAGCCTCAGTTACATGCAGGATAGAGTTCGATTGGTAGACCATGAAGCGATCAATCTGACCAACCAGACCAGTACGAATAACACCAGTACCGTCACCAGTTACGTCAGCACGTTTCAAGTCACCTTTCTTCAGCAAGTTAACAAACCAAGCAGGAAGAACTACATAGCGACCTTCTGAGGGGATATTCTGCTCATCCAATACCGTACCCAAGTCAGCGATCAAGTCAACTGCATTGTCTTTAGTAACGGTGATAGGAGCACCAGCAGCACCCAAGTCAAAGCCTCCAGTGATCTTACCAGCGGCAGCACCTTTGTTGTCAGCGTGTACGTTGGCAGGAATGTAAGCCAGAACTCGACGGTCAGTATCAATCTTCAGCGACAGAGCAGCACGTTCAGCGAAAATCTCCATTAGACCAAGATCAGACTGTACCTTATCTACCTCATCCAGATCAAATGCTTTATAGAATGCCTGATCAATAGTCAACGAACGAGCGTTCTCAGTCGGAGTACCATAGACAATCGGAGTACCAACAACGTAAGCAGTTACATCACCATCAATCGGAGTAGGAGCTACACGGATATTGACGGTATCGCCTTTGCCTTTGATCTCTCCTTCGTAATCGTTATTAGTGATCTCATTGAGTACAGTAGACTCAGTGAAGATACGCATAACCTTGTTAGAGAAAATCGCCGGAGCGTACTTGACAGCACCAGAAGACGGATAAGTTGCATTATAAGCCATAATTTAGTTTCCTTATAAGTCGGTCACGAATGACCTCTATTTGTCGATTATTCGACATTCTTATTATTCATTAATTATCTTACCAGCGAGGTAAGCCTCCTCAATACGTTTGTCAATAGCTTTACGCTCAGACTCACGACCTCGGAATTTACCTTTGGCAACATCGGATTCATGTTTATTCATAAACGATAAAGTGATAGGTTCTACACCTGTGTCCTTCTTTACATCAGTGCTGGAACTCTTCTGCACAGGGCCAGTCCGACTAGCAATTGAATCTTTTCGGGGAGTCTTATGTGTCTCCAGACTATTCTTATAAGCATCAAAGAAACTAGCGACACGTTCAACGTCACCAATCTTCTGAGCGGCCTGAAGTCTTACCAAACGTGGAGTGCCTGTAGAATCAAAACCATCGAGGTAGCTAAGAAATCCAGCGTCTTGATTAAGAGTACGACAGTCAGGTACTAAGTTCTCAAGAGCCTCAACAAAAGTCTCGTAGGCACTTACACTGTCCTGCTGTAGTTTCGAAGTCATCTGCTTCTTGTCTTGCTCCAATAGTTTAGCCTCAGTAAGGTCAACACGCTCATTGGTTTGAGCCACGACTTTCTTGATAGCTTCGACTGCTTCCTCTCCGAGTACATCTACAACACCTTGGTTAAAGACTTCGTTAATATCAATCGTAGGCTTTGCGATAGTCTGTGCGGCTTGTCGCTCGGTCATATTAATGATACGCTCACGAAGTTCTTTAGTCTCAGTCCTGAGTGTATAGATAGTCAAATCAGTCTTGGACTTATACTTCCCGAATCTCGACTCAGCTTCTAAAGCTCGTTGTTTCCAATAGTCAAGACCCTGTTCAGTGGGTTCCTTTTTGGTATCTTCTTCAGCGGTTACTTTAGATTCACCTTCGGACGGCTCCAAAAGATTCTCAGTAGTAGACTGTGTAGGGTCGGTTCCTTCAGTGGGATCACTTGATACCATCTCCCCTTCTCCTGCCGCTTTAACTAACTCGGCCTCCTCTTTACGAAGTTGCTCAAGTCGGTAGTCGCTTTGTTTACTCATGTTGCTCCTGTGTCTTAACGGTTCGTGCGTGTATCATTGGCAGGGTTACTAACGGTTTCCGTAGACGATAGTAGATAACCTAACGATGCAGTTACGAGGCAAGACCTTGACTATTTTTTGATTAGACCTTTAAGCATGTCCACTGCGGCGGAATAGCCTTGGATATACCTAACGTCTTCCTTAGACTGTTTGAGTTGTTCTATAAGTTTAGCATCAAGGAACTCAAGAACACCACCAATTACGGTAGTGTCTTGAGCTTTCAATCGTTCCGACATTTCAGTGGGTACTTTAATTATCATTCGATACCTTGGTTAGTGCTAGGCGTTGGTTGGCTCTTAATAGCGTCTACCGCAAGTTTACGGGTTGCTATGTCCATCTGAGTACTATTAGTTTGCTGGACCTGCTGAGTCTGAGCAGTCTGCTTACCAACGGCTATTCTTTCTGTCTGGTCAATAGATACCGCTTTGAGTTGCTGCTCTCGTGCCTTGAGTGTGGCGTTAGTAGCTAACGTCTCTCGTTGGACACCTACAGTCTCTTTGTGCATCTCTTTCTGACCATCAATCTGTACCTGAGTTGCTTGTAGACCAGCCTGGACTTTCACTTGCTCCTGCTGTTGTGCAGCTTCGGCATTCTTCTGAGCATTGGCTTGATCTTCTTCATCCTTAAGTTTGACCTCAAGTCTCGATGGGATGATATCTTCGTTGAAGTTAGCAGTCTTGAAAACCTTCCGTAGCATGTCTGCACGTCCGACTCTCCCGATGATTGCCATATCGACATCGTTCATTGTAGCCTTTAAGAGTTCTCGTTGAACTTCCTGTTCAGCAGCCTTAAGTGTGATAGCTTCACTAGCGTAAACCAGTACGTTAATATCACCGTGGTAGTTGATAGGTTGTTCGTCTTCTTCGGCTTTAAGTAGTCTGAGGTAAAACTGGTATTCAGCACGAGGAATCAATAGACCCTCACTGATATTCTTGATTGCAGCTTTGATACCTTTAGATGCAGACTCCATGAGAATGCTTAAGCCACCCATAGTTTGTCCTGCACCACCTATCTGTTCGTTACCATAAGCATACCTAGGTATCCCTGTGACATCATCAGCTTTTATCTCGAACCTGTCATATACCGCAAGTAGCTCATTTGCATTACTTGGTACAGTAAACCATTCGATTGGTCGTCCACCGTTTCCTTGTGGATCGCTATTGAATTGCCAAATCTTTAATGGCTTTTGTTCCTCAATAGGACCATCATCAGCAAGCCGGTCAATTAAGATTGCACACTGAGGACCAGCACTCAAACCCATGTTGTCTGCTAAGGCACGAGCGGCACCGTTGCACATACGCTGAATGTCTCGCATGGAAGCTGGCATACTTTTGCCCCAAATACTACCGGCTCTCTTTTGGTAGGACGCTGAGTAATACGGGCGGCGACCTAATGGGTCTTTATTTATGCAACACTTTATGATCGTGCGTCCAATAAGGATAGCCTCGATCTCGATCTCTTCCCACTCTTCTAAACCTTCGAGGTCTTCAGGATCAACACCCCAATCAGCCAGAAGTTTAACACTAGCGGTTCCCCAAAAGTGAAGTCCGTGGTAGATACCTTTCTGAGCGTCAGTGTAAGACCCTCGCTTCTCAGCCTCAACCTTAGACTGTTCGATTTGATTATCTATGATCGTGCCTGAGTTCTCAGGATTCTCTTTCAGTACCTTAAGAATGTTCTCATGATGATACCCGTTGTCATTACCAAGATGCCCAAGGTCACTCAGGTCTTTCTTAGTAAGTCGAATGTGCTCAATGAAGTTACCATCGTAGATAGACTCAGCAGATGGACTAGGATAAACATCGAAAGGTGAAATACGTTTGTTCAAGAAGACAATCTCACGTACCTCAGTAGGTTTACCTTGGACATACGTAAGTCTCTTCTTAGTGGTAACAATCGGTCCCTTCATAAACGCAGTGGGAAACGTCATGAAGTCATTAATGAACTCGGAGAATGCAGCGTCAAAACCACCCTGCTTAAGATCGTCCAGAACCTTACGCTGAACAACGGCACACTGTTGTTGAGCCTCTTTGTTGATCTCAGCCGTGATAGCCTCATTGACATCTCGCTTAAGTTCGTTGATCTCTCTCAACTCTCGTGAAGCACTCAGTACGCTAGGAGGCTTTTGCTCCTGCTGTGGCTGAGGTTGAGGTTGTTGACCTTCTTGACCCTCTTGCGGAGGAGCCTGAGGTTGTTCTTGGGGTTGAGACATCTCTTGGAACTTCTTCCGAATCTTAGCAACCATCTCCTCTTGATCTTTCTCAAAAGCTTCACGAATGCTCTCTTCAATCTCCTGAGGCATACTCTCAAGTGGCGTAGGTCTAAACTCCATAGGGAAAGCGTTAACTGGCTGGAGAATGTCCTGAATCCATGAAGCACCAGCGCGTTTCTTAGTCGCTGTCAAGTTCATGAAGATGGTACTCTTGTTAGTCATCGTGGCTAACTCTTCAGGTAGATACTCTCCGTTAGTCTGATAAACCGAACGAATCATCTCCTGATCAATATCTGACTGCTGACGAGCGTTCTTATTAGTCTCGAAAGTATCAAGGATCAAACCTTCTAAGGTAGAATAGAACTCTTTCTCGTTTTGCTCTTCCTCATCAAGCATGAAGTCGTAGTTCTCAAGAGCCTCTTCGACTAGCTCTGTGATACCTTTGATTTCAATACCAGGAGTACCCATGTTTCCATCAAGATCATCCATGTTATCCTTTTGTCAAATTTGTCGATTATTCGACATTTATAGTTAATGGTGGAAAGCTAAGGAATCGAACCCTTGCGTGTGACCGCACCGACAGTTTTCAAGACTGCTTGTTCCCATGAACGGAACCCTCCAAGTATGTTGCACGATTAGATATTACATGCCTAGGAATTATAGTGGAGACACCTTAACCGTTAGAATAACTATACATAAAAATGATTTGCCTTGATGACAAGCCTAGGTTTAGCCCTGGACATATTCGATACGTGTGCGTAAGCTTCTCCACCAAAGGTTAGAGCCACGGCATCAGCGATGTCTGGAGATACCATACCTTTCTTCTTAAGGTCTTTCTTAGAAGTCAACAAGAGTTGCATCTTCTGATTGTAACCATAAGTCATACCTACCATCTGATCCCTAAGGTCAGGCATGTAAGGCACTGAGGCACCACCCATTAGCCAGTTCTTCATCTCGCCCCATAGTTGTGATCTAACGTTGAAATATTCAAGAGGTTTAGATGACTTGTTAGAGGAGACTACTGCCTTCACTGGCATCTTCAATTGCTTACATCTATCGAATACACCTGCGCCAATACCAATGGCATCAATGTAGACCTGTGTACCTTTCCATCGGTTCTGATACTCAAGTAAGGCACCAGATACTTCCATAGTGTCCTGGTTCTTAATACGTGTGACGTTGAGTAGTCTTGGGCCTTGCCTAGCGACAAACACTGTCTCGTCATCACCAAACCTAGCGATGTCAGCCCCGATGACTATAGGATACTCCATCCAGAACTTAGGTTCCATCTGGTTAGCCATAGCGTTGTCTACTAAGAGACTTGAGATAAACTGAGTGTCGGTAGCTCTTGGGAATTGACCTAGGACACCAATACGATACTGATCAGAGTCTTCCCCGTACTGCTCAATTACCTCTTTGATCCAGTCTTTGGAAATGTGAGGACAGTCGAAAGCAGTGAAGTACATCGTCTCCCACGTAGTCAATCCGTCCCTGTGGAATAGCTCGTAGAATCTTCCGCTTGATCGAGTGGGGTTTGAGGTTAAGACAAAGCGTCCACCATTACCAGTAGACAAGGTACGCTGGAGTACGTCGAAGGTAGACTCGTCAATACCTGAAGCCTCATCAGCTAGGATAATGTAGTTCTCTGAGTGACCACCTTGGAGTGACTCTTTGTTATCAGCAGATGCAGTCACTAGGTTAGCGATCTGTACCTTGGAACTCATCGTTAGTTGCACTCTCTCCCTAGTTATCTCAAAGAGAGACGCTACGTCCTTAGGCATCTTCCCTCTCCACTTCATAAGTTCAGCATAGTAAACACGTTGGAGTTGCTGAGAGCTAGGAGATGTAACTAGGATACGACAGTCATTCTGTGTAAGCAATAGGAGGAACGTAAGCCAAGCTAAGG